TGGACTCTACATGGCGCGTGCGCTGGCCAAGCGCGGCCAGCATGTCAAGCTCTTCTGCAACACGCCGGAGCCGGACGTGGATGCGTTCGGCGTGGAGTTCTACCCGATCAATCTCTGGGCGCAGTACGCCAGATCGGCGACGCACGACGCAGCCATCGTCCAGCGCCGACCGGAATGCTTCGCCAGCCGCACCGCGGCGCGCCTGAATCTGCTCTGGATGCATGACCTGGCGATGGGGCGCAACGCCAAGGGCACCCAGGCGCTGATGTGGAACGTCGACAAGCTGCTGATGGTGAGCAAATACGCTGTCGACCAGTACCGCCAGGTGACAGGCTTGCCGGAGGATCTGTTCTACCAGACGCGCAACGGCCTAGACCTGCTGGCCATGCCCACGCAACGCGAGCCAAGGCTCAAGCGCCGCTTGATCTATTCCGCCCGGCCGGAGCGTGGCCTCGACGTGCTGCTGCGCGACATCATGCCGAAGCTGCTGGCGCAGGATCCGGATCTGCAGTTGCATGTCTTCGGCTACCACAACCCGGTGGAGCACCTGCAGCACTTCTACGATGAGTGCAAGCGCTACGGCGAGAGGCTCGGTGGCCATGTCGTCTTCCGCGAGCCACTCACGAAAGCCAAGCTGTATGAGGAGTACAACCTCGGCGGCTGCTACGTCTACCCGACACCTAGCCCACGGGCGCGCATGTTCGCCGAGGTCTCCTGCATCAGCGCCATGGAGGCGCAGGCCTGCGGATTGCCGATCGTGACCTCGGCCAGAGGTGCCCTGCCGGAGACGATCGCGCCCGGAGCCGGGACGTTGATCGAGGGCGATCCGTGGTCGCAGGAATACCAGCACGCTTTCTGCGATGCCGTGATGCGCTACGTCCACTCGCCGGAGGACCACGCGGCAGCCAGCCAGGCCGGCATCGATCACGCACAGACGCTGAGCTGGGACGATGTCGCGCAGGACTGGATTGTCATGATCGAGCGCGAGATTCGTGCCAGGAACGATAACCCGCACCGGCTGCTGCGGCACATGTGGCGGGAGAGCGACATCATCGCCATGCGCGAGATCCCTGGCGCACCGGCCGAGGAGATCAAGCGCTTGGCCGAGCCTTTCGCCTTCGCCTTTGGCAGCCGCGAGGACTTCGTGGCGCAATATGAGCGCATCGGCAAGGGACATACGCCGGAGGCCTTCGAGCAGTCCTGGCAGGAGCCGCGCTGCCGCGTGATGATCGATTGGCTCAAGGCCAACGACGAGATCAAGACGGTGCTCGACTATGGTTGCGGCTGCGGCGGCTACGCCTACGCGGCAGCTACCGAGGCCGGGAAGACCGTTACCGCCCTTGACCATGACAAGTACGCCATCGAGATCGCGGAGCGCAAGAAGATCCAGCACAACGCGCTGGCAAAGGTTCAGTACGCGGTCGCCAATGAGGAGATGCTCGGCGCTGGCGCGGTGGATTGCGGCATCCTGCAGGAAGTGCTCGAGCACGTGCCGCAGCCCTGGGATCTCCTGCAGCGGGTGGAGGCTCAGGTCAAGCTTGGCGGCTGGATGTACCTCACTGTCCCGCTCGGACCGTGGGAATACAGCAGCTATCACACCTACCCATGGCGCTGCCACATCTGGAACTTCGATCAGCACGACATCCGGGACATGCTCGGCGCCAAGCAGGACTTGTCCATCTCCAGCTACTTCTACGGCGACTCGGCGGAGCTGGGTGAGGCAATGGGCTGGTGGATCATCAGTTACCGCGCAGATCACGAGCCGATCGGCAAGATCGACATGCAGCGCAAGCTCTGGCTGCAGCGCCCGCGCCAGACGGTGAGCGCCAGCCTGATCGTCGGGGGGCGCGAGGCCGGCCAAACCCTGCGCTGGTGCCTGGATTCGCTTACCCACGTGGCCGACGAGATCGTCATCGCCGACTGCGGCATGAGCAACGACGATGTCAAGGCGGTGCTGGACTTTCCCTATACCGAGATCCGCCACCCTTCGCTGCGCATCGCGAAGGTCATTCCAGGCCAGGATCCACTGGAGAATGGCTTCGAGGTCGCCCGCAATGCTTGCCTGGCGCAGTGCAGCATGGACTGGGTGTTGTGGATCGACGCCGACGAGAAGCTCATCAACCCACGTCAGGTGCAGAAGTACCTGCGCGAGAACATGTTCCACGGCTACGGTATCCGTCAGCATCATTTCGCCTGCGATACCACCTTCGAGCCGGATATGCCGGTGCGCCTGTTCCGGCGCCGGCCGACCGCAGACGGTAAGCAGATGCGCTTTTACGGCGCTCTGCACGAGCATGCCGAGCTGGGGCTCAACGAGGGGCCCGGACAGGTGATCGTCATCTCGGATTGCCACATCGCGCATGTGGGTTATCTCATCGAGGGCACCCGGCAGCGGCGCTTCGTCCGCAACTATCGCTTGCTGAAGCTGGATCAGGAGCGCTATCCGGACCGGCTGATCCAGAAGCATTTCCTGATGCGTGATACCCTCATTATGGCGAGGGAGGCATTGGCTCAGAACCGCGGGCGCCTGGAGCCGTCGATCATCGCCAAGCTCCGCGAGGTGGTGGGCCTGTACCGCAAGTACTTCCTGGGGACCGGGCGGTATGCTCACACCGATTCCCTGCAGTACTACAGCGAGGCACTGCAGATGCTTGGAGAAGGGTTCGAGGTGGCCTTCCAGATCGCGGCGGACAAGGATGACGCCAAGCCGAACGGAACATGGAAGTACCGCTTCGCCAGTCGAGACGATTTCCTCAAGGAGCTGAACCTGCGCGCCAACGAGAAGATCGGCACGCTGGACGCTGAATGGTGGTAAGCCATGGCTCTGAACTACACGACGGTTGAGAAGATCCTGGTGACCCTGCCGATGGTCGGCAGCGTGACCTCGATCACCAGCGCGGTGTTGGAAGCCTTCGCCGGCCAGGCCGAGGCGCTGGTGGATGCGAAGCTCGCCAAGGCCTTCACGGTTCCGGTCTCTGGCAGTCCACCGCTGTTGGAGATGCTCTCCACCGACATCGCCCTGTACCGGCTGCTTACCCGCCGCATGTTCACGCAGGAGCAGATCAACAAGAGCGATTGGCCCGATCGGTACAAGGAGTCCCTGGATACCCTGGACAAGCTCGTAGAAGGAGAGCTTCAGCTTCTCACCACGAGCGGGGATCTCATCGCACCGGCCCAGGCGAGCGCGCAGGCTTGGAGCAATACCCAGACCTACGAGCCGACGTTCAACGAGTTGCCGATGGAGATGCAGGACGTGGATGCCAACGAGATGGCCGATCTGGGCTGGATCACCCGGCACCCGAGGGTGATCTGATGGCTGGCGTAGCTATCCGCGTGCAACTCGACACTCGCCAGCTCGAGGAGCGCCTCGGAGCGATCGGCGAGGCATTCCACCCGCGCGGCCTGCTGCTGGCGATCGGCGAGTCCACCATCCGCTGGATCGACGAGAACTTCGAGACCGATGGCGGCAAGGTCGGCGGCTGGGATCCGCTGTCTCCCAACACCGTGGCAGGGCGCCGCAAGGGCAGCAGTCGGCCGCTGCAGGACACCGGCAACCTGCGGGAGAGCTTCACCTATGAGCTAGAGGGCGACGGCGCCGTGCGGGTGGGCACTGCCGTGGAGTACGCCAGCCAGCACCAGGAAGGCACGGGACCTTACCAGATCGAGGCGCGCGGTAGGGCGCTTGCCTTCATGACCACGGGTGGCATGATCTTCGTCAAGCGGGTGAGCCACCCCGGCATTCCGCAGCGGCGCATGGTGCCCAACGAGGACGAGGGCGAGGACATCGCCCGCGGCATGATCGAGGCCAGGCTGGAGCAGATCGATGGCGAGGGTTGACTATTACGCCATTGAGGAGGAGATCGCCGAGATTCTCCGGGCGAACATCCCGGACATCACCGTATCGGTGGAATCCGAGCTGCTGTTCTCGCCGGAGCAGACGCCCTGGGTAGGGGTATACCTGGATCGACGCGATGCGCCGCGTGAGCTGCAGAAGATCGCGGCGGGGACGAAGACGACCTTCCGGCTCACGCTCACCATCTGGGTCTGGTGCTACCACATGAAAAAGGCGGACGCTATTCGGCTGCGCGATGAGTGGCTGAGCGAGGTCGAGGTGGTGCTGATGCGTTATCGCACACTCAATGAAAAGGTGGCCATGTCCTGGATCGAGGGCGGGCGCATGCCGTCCGGGCGGATCCAGTCGGCTACGCCGATCGCATCGCAGACAGACTTTCTGGCAGGTGGCGAAATCATCCTGGTTGCCGAGGTAGACTCGACGACGCAATAGGAGGGCGTTATGGGTTACGGCTTTGGGGGTCACATCGGCGTTGCGCGCGAGACCGCATGGGGATCCGGTACGGCGGTAGGCAGCGGAAACTACATCGAGGCGCTCAGCGAGGACATCTCGCTATCCATTGATCGCTTTTCGCACAAGGCGATCATCGCTACCCTGGCGGAGCCGGATGACACGCCTGGCCAGCGGCGCATCGCGGGATCCATCCGCGCGGCCGGCCATCCGGTATCCATGGGGCACTTCCTCAAGGGGGCGCTGCATAGCACCTCGCTGACTATGGTCACCAGCGGCGTCCTGATGACTACGGAATTCTGGAGCACGGCCACGGGCGCGGACTTCAGCTCGGAAGTGCCGCTGCAGCCGTTCACCTTCGAGATTTTCCGCGATGTCACCAGCTCGGTGCGCTACAGCGGCTGCCTGATCGACTCGCTCACTCTGAGCATCGAGGCCAACGCCGCGCTGATGATGGAGGCCACGGTTATCGGCAGGGGCCAGGCGGTGATCGCCAAGACGACGCCTACCTTCCCAGGGTCTCCAGCCAAGCCGTTCTCGTTCGATACCTGCTCCCTATCGCTCGGCGGGGCCGGTACCGCGCTCATCGAGACCCTGGCCATCGAGATCAACAACAACCTGGAAGGCATCGGGGCGCTGAACCTGTCCACCGACATCGCCAAGATCCGCCGCACAGATCACCAGATGGTGAACATCCGCGGCACGCTGGACTTTACCGACGTCACCGAGTATCTGGACTTCGTCAACCAGACCGAGCAGGCGCTCAATCTGAGCTTCACCAAGGCCAACTCGTTCGCGCTGGTGATCAACATCCCGCGGATGGTCTACACCGCCTTCCCGCTGGGCATCCCTGGGCGCGAGCGGATCACCGTGGACTTCGAGGGCAAGGGCTTCTACCACACCGGCAGCGGCACGGCGATCCGGGCTGCGCTGACCACGACGCAATCGTTCTTCTAGGAGGCTCGCAGTGAAACTAGGCGGCGCGGAGGTTCAACTCAACGGGGCCCTACCCCTGACGGTCAAGGATTGGCGCGAGCTGAAGAAGCGCGGCGCCAGCCTGGCCGCATTGCAGGAAGGGGGAGACGTCGACACCATGGCGATCCTGGTCGGCTACGTGCTGGAGAAGGCCAAGAGCGCCGTCGACATCGATACCCTCACCCTGCGCGAGATGACCTCGGTGATCAGGGAGATCAGCCGGTCCGAGGATCGCGAGGAAATCGACCGCCCTACCTAGAGCTGCTCGCCATATTCGCCGGGGCCTACGGATGGGGTCCGGCGGAGGTCGACCAGCTCACCAGGGGGGAGCTTGCTTTCCTGCTCCGGCTGATCAAGCGCAACCAGCAGAGGCAACGCTGAATGGCCGACGTCCGCATCCGCTATGTTACCGAAGGCGCCGATGAAGCGCAGCGCGAGTTGCGCCAGATCGGGCAGGCCGCCAATCAGGCAAGTAAGGATGCTACCCAAGGCGCCAGGCCGCAGAGCATACAGGATCTAACCCAGCAGACGAGGGAGTCCACCCAGGCCAATTTCGAGTGGCAGCAATCTTTTCGAGCAGCT